CGTCCCACGGCAGCCATGGCGGCGTAGATATTCTGTGGGTCGGGATCGTCGATCGCATTCCGAAGAGCGATTTTTGCAAGCTGCACCACCATCCCGCGCACATCGGTTTGGTTGCGTTCATGCTTTTCCCGCTTCAGATCCCACTGCCCCTGGTCTTTCCAGTTCCACAGGGTGCGGGCCGAGACTTTGCCTTTAAAGTACTCTTCGAGCTGGGAGAGGGAATACCCATCGTAGATATAGAGCCTGGAGGCTTCATCGTTATAGAGCGCTTTTTTACTCATCGCCAATCTGGTTATTGATTTTTAGAATGCGCTCGCGGATTTTTTGCGCTTCTTTGATGATCACTTTCAGGCTGATGACCGACTGTTCGGCGTGGTCTATCTCGATTTCATCAAAATCCAGCAGGGGATCAATTTTATTGCGGATATTGATGATATGATTGTCGGCGCGAATCTCCAGGGTTTTCAGTTCCCGTTGCAGATCCATCCGCATGCCTCGTAATTTCCTGTACTCTGAGCTCATTATGATTTACTCCGTTCTGATATTTGGGCGGGGCAGCGTACCGGCTGGTCCAGCTTCTCCTCCATCCGGGTTAGTATTCGGGTAAGAAGATCGCGCTGGGCGGCTTCTTCTTCGTGAAAGTTGGTATTGACTTCCAAAATTTTTTCGCTTAGCCGAACGTGCTGATCGAAGGCCTCTTTTAACTGTTTGTCTTTCGCAGCGGTAATTTCCTGAAGCGCCTGAAACGCCTGGCTGCTGCTCTTATTAAATTGGGTGAGCATGTTCTTGACGACCCAGATAAGCACCCCTAACAGCGCGGCGCTTAACCCGGAGTCTACAATCCACTGAACGGTTTCTGGAATTTCCTGCATTGATTAAATTGGTTTGGGTTTCGTATGTTGCATTTGAATATACCTGCCTCCACCCGGGAAGATTTACTAACTCAGTTAGTATAACACCTCCCCCCTCCCGCGTTAGATTCCCCCATGTTGAACACAAAAAACCTATCGAAACGACATGGATGAAAAATTTTATGAGATTTTTCGGGCCGGGAATTACCCGCAGCGTTCTGTAACCGAGCAGGATATTAAAGCGATTGCGGAGAATTACGATCCGGAATTTTGCGAAGCACCCATTTCCATTTTCCACTGGGGAGACGGTTTTGCCTACGGGTGGATTAAAGAACTAAGAGCTGAAGGCGGACGGTTAATGGCCAGCTTTCGCGATGTAACCGAAGACCTGAAGGAGCTGGTTGCCCAGAAAAAACTGAAACGCCACAGCATTGAGCTGTTCGAAGACCTGGATGAGCGAGGCTTGTATTTAAAGGCCCTGGCCATGCTGGGATCTGATACCCCGGCCGTGAAGGGAATGCAGCCTATTGAGTTTAAGGAGTCCGAAGCGGTTGAGTATAAATTTGAGGAGATGCCCACCTTTGCTGATGATTTTGCTGTGGATCATTTCCGCCAGCTTGCCGCCAATGCCGAGGCCGAAAAGACCCGTCTGCAAACCGAATTGGACCAGGAGAAAACCCGCTCGCAAACCTTCGCCACCGAAAAGGAGCAGCTGGAGTTTACCCAGCGCAAAGAGAAGTTCGAATCCTTCCTGGACGAAAAAACCGATGCCGGAATCCTGGAGCCCAAGATTCGCGATAAAGCCCTTTCCCTTTTTGAGCATCTGGATACGCTGTCACAGAAGCCCGCCGAGGACGAAACCACACCGGTGGACTTGTTTAAAGAGATTATCAATTGTCTCCCGAAACAGATCACCTTCGGAGAAGAGTTTACCGATGGCGAAGAACCCCAGGGCACCAATACGCATCAGCTGGCGGATGAGATTAAAGCCTACCGGCAGGCTCAAAAGCAAAAAGGGATTGAACTGTCGTTCACTCAAGCCCTCAATCATGTTAAAAACCAAAAATCAACGAACAAATGAACTCACCAGGAAAAACTATCACCTTTGACGCCGGCGGAGCAATACCTAAGCACCGGATCGTAAAAATTGGTACCGCCGACATGGCTGCCCTTGCCGCAGCCGCGGCAACGGATCTTATTATCGGCGTTTCCACCGATGTAGACGCAGACTCCGGAGACCGTGTGGATGTTGTGACATCCGGCGTGGCTACCGTAGAGTACGGTGGCAATGTAACCAGGGGAACCCTGGTAACGGCCGATGCTGACGGGAAAGCCGTGGCGGCTGCACCCAGTGCCGGAGCCAATAACCGGGTTGTTGGCATTGCCCTGCTCTCCGGTGTGGATGGCGATTATGGCAGTGTGCTGATCGTTCCCCATCAAATCCAGGGTGCATAAACGGAACTCATAACCACTAAATGAATAGATAATGTCTGATAAAATTAATATCCCCGTCCCCAAATCCGACCCGGAACTGGTCGCTATTTCGCTTGCTTATTCCAATACCAAGCTGATTGCCGACAGGATTTTCCCCAGGCGCCCGGTTGGCAAGGAGGAGTTTAAGTACTATAGCTATCCCAAGGGGCAGTTTTTAACCCTGCCGCGCACTAAGGCCGGCCGAAAAGGCGAGCTGAATAAGGTGAACTTTGAGGCTGAAAAAGTAACCGGATCGGTAGAGCATTTTGGGCTGATTGCCGATGTACCGGCCGCTGACGTGAATAATGCAGCCGAGGGGTTAAGCCCGGTGAATATTGCAACCGAGGGCCTTCGTGATCTGGTGCTGCTGGATCGTGAAGTGCGTGCGGCGAACCTGGCTTTTGACGCCGCCCAATATGCCTCCTCCAACAAAGTACAGCTTTCCGGCACCGACCAGTGGAGTGACTACGCCAATTCTGAGCCCGTGGCGGATATCGAAGCGGGGCTGAATGTACCCATGCACCGCCCGAATAAGCTGCTGATTGGCCAGGCTGCCTGGAGTGTGCTCCGCCAGCATCCCAGTATCATCAAGTCTGTGAATAAAAACTCCGGTGATGAAGGCCTTGCCAGCAAGGAAGGCGTTGCCGAGCTTTTTGAGCTGGACGAAGTGATTGTAGGACAGGGTTGGGTCAATATTGCCAAGCCCGGCCAGCCCGTACAGCGCGTTCGTGTATGGGGCAAGCACTGCCTGCTTTTTGCCGATAACCCAACGGCAATGCCGACCCTGGGGATGGGCATGACGTTTGGATGGACGGCCCAAATGGGCGATCCCACGGCCACAACCAACCAGGTAAACCCCGGTAAAATGGGACTGGACGGAGGCGTTGAAGTGATTAACGGCGAGAAAGTGATTGAACTGATCACCGCAAACGACCTCGGGTATTTCATCGAGGACTGTGTAGCCTAACCGAATTCCCATAGAGCGAGCGAACAGCATCCCCCGGCCCCTGAATCACATTTTGGGCCGGGGGATATTTAAAACCAACCATTTACATCATTGAACCCATGTCTGAGAAAAAGAAAGAATACCAAGTAATCTCTCCCATTAAACGCGGCGGGAAGCGCCACGAGATTGGCGATACCCTGCTGCTCACCAAGGAGGAAGCCGACGGGCTGCATGTAACCCTTGCCGGTGAATCTTCCGGGAAAGCGGAAACCGAGTCCGGCCCGACGCCCTCTCCATCAATGGGGCTGAACGCCACGGCGGCGATCAAAACCATTGAAGGCAATGAGCTGAAAGATATCAAAGGCTTTGTGGTTGCGGCGCCCCAGGGCACGGAAGATCGCAAAACCGTACTGGACGCCTGGCAGGCCAAACAGGCTGGCGGCAAACCCACCGACTCCGGAAAAGAGGCTGAATAGACATCACTCATCGGGCCCGGCCGGAAGCTTTCCACAGAGCAGGCTCCGGCCGGGTATCCTTACCCCTACACCAACCAAACCAACCAAACCCATGAACCTTCTCACAAAAATTGCAGTGCTCTTTACCATGTTGGTGATCTCGCTGCTGCTCAATGTAAACGCAAACGCCATGCCTTATTCAACCGACGCTGAACTCTACGATCGCATCGACCAGGAGACGGTGATTCAGTTAACCGACGATGATAACTCCGGGGCCATAGATCAAACCGTGCTTGACAATAAACGGGCCGATGCGTCTGAGCTTATTGATACGCACCTCCGGGGCCGGTACACCGTGCCGGTGGATCCCTCTCCCAAGATTCTTGCCAATATCGAGGCGGATCTCTTAGTGCATGGCCTGTATACGCGCAGGCCCAACTACGAAATCCCCGAATCGGTAACCCAAAGCAAGAAAGACGCCCTCCGGCTGCTGATGGATATCAATACCGGCAAACTGTTGCTGGAAGATCAACCTGATATTGCCGAGAGCGCACTGGTTACCAATAAGAAACCCACCGACCGGCTGTTTGGTGATGACACCTTAGCCCGGTTTTAAGAAACCACGTACCCTCCAAAAACCTCTCCGGCCCCGTAGCTCCGGGGAGGTTTTTTAACCTGTTTGAATCCTAAAAAGGCTGACGGATGAATGATGACATGAACACGATTGAGCGGCGAAGTATTAGCGGGCATATCGAGCGCCTGAATGCCCATGAGGTGGTTTTGAATGCCTCCCGTAAATGGGCGACGGTAGAGTGGGATGGAAAACACTATGTGTTCCCCGCGAATGTTTTTAGCGTGGCCAAGCTCAAAGCCAGAATTGCCGTCTACCGAGTTAAACAGCGCATTCGAAATCAACTGCTGGAACGGCTGCTCACCCGGATCATCCAGAAACTTGATACCCACGGGGAGAAATGGCTTCGCCGTGCAGTGAAGGGCGATACCTTCCTGGGCAAAGTGATCTTTGGGCTGCTGGACGTGTCTGCCATACCCAATTTTCATGAGATCCTGAAGGCGGTCAACAAACAATACCCCGATGCAACCCCCGCTGAGAAAGCCAAACTGGTTGTACAAAAAGTAGACTGGACCCGAACCCTTGTAGGGGTTGTTTTTGCCATTGCCCTGGCGATGGGCTGGGCCGACCCGGAAACCATTAAAGCGCTTCTGTAATGCCGAATATTTCAATCAATGACATGGCCGATCGCTATAAGTCAGCGCTGGAAACTGCCTTCCCGGATTACGAGGTGGATGATTACCCCGATGATGCCCGCAACTATCAGCTTGCCCACCCCAGGGGAGCCGTGCTGATTGTTTTCCAGGACCGGAAGTTCGAACCTGCACAGTCTACCGTGGGAGTGGGCCAGGGAAATGAGCCGGTCTTTAACATTGTGTATGTATCCCGCTCGCTGAGAAATGCCAACCGCGACTCCAATATTTACGACATGCTGGACACCGGCCGCGCTGCACTGAAAGGGCTGGAATTTGAACGCGGATATGCGGAAATCGACCGGGAATTTTTTATTGAGCTGGGGCCCGGGGGCATCTGGAAGTTCGGGCAAAACTGGAAACACTACGATTATTTTGACTGATATGGCACTCAACGAATATACAGCGGGCGATAAAGTAAAGCTGATTGACCCTTCAAAACCCATAACCCCGGTGCGAATCGGCGACACGGCCATTCCCGGGTTCTTTGCAGCCGTATATAATGGCAAAGAAGGTGCGATCAAATACGGGCAGGTGTACCAGGTATCCGGCAAAAAGAAGCTGGACATCGTGGACAATGATCATAAGCCGCTGCCAACTATTGCGAAAGAATTTATCAATAACCCGGTTTTTAATACGCTGTTTAAGCGTGTTCAAAGCCCCAATAAAACCGATAAAAACGAGGATTAAATCATGAAGAAATTTGCAGGCCTTGAAAAAGTATCCTACAGCGATACGATCAGTGGCGCCGAAACGGACATCATCGGGAAGGTATCCGTGGACTCTACCATAGAGCCGGATAATACCAAAACGGAAACCCCGCACGGAAGCGCCTACGGTGGCTCGATGGTCACCGCTGAGATCTACTTCCTGGATGATGCCGATTATGATACCATTGAAGGGTTCATGACGGCAGACACGGAAAAGTTCTGGCACTTCCATTTTAAAGACGGCACGGAGTACCGAACTACGGTGGCCATCAACCCGTTTGCACGGCGATCACCGGGTGTGAATGCCCGTGACGGCCTTGTATCCTGGATTATGGACTTTGAGCACTACGGCGCTATCCCACTCATCGAAGTAGCATAAGGAGGACCCCATGGGTAAGATTTTTGCAGGCTGGAAAAAAGCGGCGGTTTGGGACCCTTCTACCGGAGATGTGGTTCAGCTGAACCTGCTTTCAACCGAACACTCAGATATGCCGGAAGAAAACATCAAGGTGGAAACCCCTACCGGCAATGCCTTTGGCGGCAGGCAGGTTCCCATTATTGTCGGGTTCTTAACCGATGCCGGGCTGGGACAACTTGAAGCCTGGCAGGAAGCACGCACACCAGTTAACCTGGGCATCTATGCCCGGTTTGGCCGGCAAGTCGTTGCCCGGGAGTCCGAGCAGATCCATATGGTTCGAGGGGTGGATGTGAACGCCCGTAACGGGTTGAACATCCACCGCCTGGAGTACGAGGCCATCGGTGAAGCCCCGGACATCATCTATAAGCAGAATGTGGCTGAAGGCATCCAGTTTACGGCAAACGCCGGTGAGATTATTATCCCCATCACCGGCATTACCTGGACGGTTGCCGCTGACTATACCACCAGCTCGGGAAGCCTTGTGGTTACCGCCTATGATTTTGCAGGCAGCCAGGTCGCTGTCTCTACCCAGGCACTGTCTGCAGGACGAGTATCCACACAAATCACCACCCCCGCCAATACCTGGAAGATTGAAATCGACCTGGTAGACGGTGGAAGCAGCAGCCCATCCAACGTATCGATGCGAGCGGATGGAAACCCAGAATACAGCTCAAACTAACGGATGTGCCAACACTACTCGATACATTTGAAGTTCGTGAGATTGCCTTTGCCTGGGGCGGGGTAACCCGTGTGTTCTATAACAATTATTTAGAGGTGCTGGGTGATGAAAACCTGCGTACCTGGGAGTGGTCGAACGACAAAATCGGGTATAATTTTCAGGGCGTTCACCTGCTCTTTGACCTGAGTTCGCCGTACCTGCAGCGTAAGTCACCACAAGCGGCTGCCGGCAACGATTGGATTGACGTAAAAAACGCCATTTTGAAGCAAAGCGTGGAGGTGACCTTCTACCCGTTGTACAGCCTGGACCAAACCGTAAGCGTGGTAATCGCTCCCCAGGAAGATCGAAACGTGCCGGTTCTCTCGATCAGCCGGGCGATGGGCTACCCCCGGGCAAACCTAAAATTTCAAACGCAAGAGCAGCTGCCCGAATACCCGGTGTGGCTACGCAATACCAGATACAAAGGATAATTATGGAGGAGCAAACCTATCAAATTTTTGACGGTGATGACCGCGAATTTTCTACCGTCCTAACCAGCAACGCCAACATCCGGCGGGTGTGCGAAATACTAACGCAGTGCTCGTTTAAATCCCACGCCGAACGGGTTCACTACGCCGAGCTGGGAGATATCCCCCCCGAGCAAGAGGAAGATGGCACCCTGGTGTATGACTTTACAAACGTGTACACCAGCAAGGCGATTGCCTGCGCGGCTATCGCGGAGCAGCTTTTTTTTGATGCGCCGCCGCTTTTGCACCGCCCCACTGGTTCGACTCCTGTGCCCGGGCCTTCCGAGCTATACGATGCACTGATTCGAAGCGAGGTGTGGAGGGCCTTCGAAGACTGGCTGGGAAAGTTCGGGGAGAATCCCTTCGAGGTGACCGCATTATTGAACACACTCGCAGCAAACCCCTCGCTGACGACTATTATTCAACGAATGAGCGATCTTCAGACAGCGGGTTCGACAAACACGGATACCGGCGAGACACCAAGCTCTGGCTCCGCGGACTTTTCCGCGAAGACGGACGCTGGCAGGAATTAATTTTAATGGTAAGCGGGGGCGATCCCCGGACCTACCGGGTGCTGAATGAGCAGTGCACCCGCGAAGAGGTAGCAAACTTTTACAAGGTTCAAATAATCAATGGCTGAGCAAGTCCGCATAAAAGTAATTATCGACCCCACCGGAGCCAAGAAAGGCTCTAAGCAGACGAAGGAATATCTGCTGGATATTGGGGATGCGGCGGAAAAAACCGGCAAACAAACCAAACAGATGGGGCTGGGAACCGTCACCGCCGGCAACCTGATGGCGACGGCCTATGCCGAGGTGGCTCAACGAGCGGTGCAGGTGCTTAAGCAGACCCGGGATTTGGCATTTTCTGTTGAGGAAACCGGCTCGAAGTTCAGAACGGTCCTCGCCGATGGGGTTGGACAGGCGAACCGGTTTCTGGAAGAGAACGCCCGGCTGATGGGGATTACAACCACAGAAGGGCAGGAATATGTATCCACATCGGTACAGATCGCCAAAGGGCTGGGACTCCAGGAAGACGCAGCGGTTGATTTTGGGCTGGAATGGACGAAGCTGGCCGGGGATTTTCAAAGCTTTTTTAATGTGCCGTTTGAAGAGGGCTTCGGGGCCATTCGCTCTGGCCTGGTGGGGGAAACCGAACCCCTGAAACGCTTCGGGATTGTGATTCGCGAGGCAGAGGTGGCCGAACGGGCGTTGTTAGAGACCGGTAAAGAACACACCGACCAGCTGACCGAGGCCGAAAAAGTACAGGCACGCTACAACCTGATTGTGGAGCAAGCAGGTGTTGCCGTGGGGGATTTAGAGCGAACCCAGCAGTCGGCAGCCAATCAAACGCGAAGGATGCAGGCCGCATATCGTGAAATTGCCGAGCAGCTGTCCAGCAAGACGCTTCCGGTTTGGGAAAACATGGCCGTGGCTGGTCTGGGCGTTGCAGAGGCCGTTCTGGCTATGCTCGAACCGACCAACCAGATTTCAAGAAGCTACCGGCAGGCAGCCACCCAGGTTGAAACCTTCCGGGAGAATTCTCTTCCCTTGCTGGATCAGTACGATACCCTCACCTCAAAAACTGAATTAACCACTGCAGAACAGCAAAAATTAGACGGGATCATCAAAAGCCTGACTCAAAATCTGCCACTGGCCACTCAGGAATTTGATAAATATGGCAACGCGATCGGCGTCAATACAGAGAAAGCCCGCGCTTATTACGAACAATTAAAGACCATCGAAAAGGCCAAAAACGCTGAAGAGATTGATCGGATTACAAAATCCCTGGCCCAGCAAATTCCTGTTGGGGAGAACCTGAAGAACATCTTTGAGGATTACGAGGGATACCAGCAACGAACTCGCGAGCAGGCGATCAGGGGCGCCAGGGAATCGATTCTCTCGCTAGGGCAGGTTGCTGAACGACGCAGCGAGGTGAATGCTCAGATTCTCCTGGGCCTGAACTCCCTGAAAGATCTGGGATGGACCCGGGAAGAACTCAACAAAACCTACAGCGATGCCATTGAGTTAACGGGCTGGTTATATGATGAATCCGCTGATTTGACGGAGGAAACAAGCCGCTTAAATGACACGTTAACCTGGTCTATCGCCCTAATGAACGGCGACATGATTGAGGCTCTGGACCGTCTTGTGAATCGAGAGCAGAGCCTATCCGATGAGCAAAAAAGGCTGAAAGAACGCCTTGAAGAGCTCTTAAACGTACAGGGAGAATGGACGCAGGCCCAGGCAGATGAAGCTGTTGAGACGGATAAGCGAATCCGGCAGATAGAATCCGAACGCCAGGCCCGGGAGCGATTGCTTGAGCTGATGCGCAATGGCGCTCCCGAAAAACCGAGTACGCCTGCCACGCAGCCCGTTGAACGGATTATTGAGGATGTTGATATATCATCTTCTCCGGAGCTGGACACCTCTACACTGGTTGACGGGCCCAGCCTGGAGCAGCTGTACCAAACCAGGGAAACCCTGGAGCAGCAACTTACGCAAACCACGAGCAATGAAGAGCGCAAACGTCTTTTGGAGCGGCTACAAACGCAGGATGAGTATATTTCTGCGGCCGAGCAGGGAATTACCCATGAAGAATTTTTACGGAATCAGGCCCATGAAAGGCGAATCGCACAAGCCCTGGAGTACGCTGATGTGGTAAGCCAGGGGTTTCAGCAGATGATGCAGCTGCAAAATATGGCCTCCCAAAACCAGATCGATAAAACCCAGCAGGAGAAGGAATCGGCTCTTGCGGCCATCGATGCCAAGCTCCAAAATGAACAATTGAGCGAGCAGCAGCGACAGGCCCTGATTACCCAGCGGGAGAATGCTGAGCAGAAGTACCAGGAGAAAATTGACAAGCTCAAACGCGAACAGTTTGAGCGGGATCGTAAAGCCAAGCTGGCGGAAATTGCCATGAATACGGCTGTGGCCGTTGCCAAAATATGGAGCCAAACCGGGTTAGCTGCCATTATTACCCAGGGTCTGGCTATTGCTATGGGTGTTGGTCAGGCGGCGATGGTGGCCAAACAACCCAACCCCTACCTGCAGGGCGGGCTTGTAGAAGAGCGGCTGAAAACCGGCCGAACCTCCCCCGGCGAAAAATTGATCTCGGTAAATGAAAATGGCCGCCCCGAATTTATTATGAATGCGGCTTCCACGGCCCGCTCACTCCCCCTGCTGAACCGTATGAATCGCGACCCTCAGTTTGCCGGTCGGATGAGCACCATGCTTGATGAACGAACCATCACCGCCTCTGCTCAGCCAAGAGGCCTGGCAGCTGATCCCGGGAGTCAGGTAATGAATCGCCTGGATAGTACGATCAGCCGGTTAACGCAGGTGTTGGACAGAGGGATTGTTGCCCGGACAGCGATTACGAAGATTGATGATGCACAGGATCGGCTCAACCAGAAACGCAAAGCCCTGGGGAACGCATGAGTTATAACCAGGTTGCACATAGCGCTATTGATTGGGTTGCCGATGACGGGTCTGTTAAAACTTATGAGTGCATCCTCAGCGAGTTTAACGGGCTGGATAACGGCGATGAATTACTGTTAACGGGCGAAATCACTATTGAAGACGGGGATCAGAAAGATACCTTGTTTAAAGGAGTGAGCTCAACCTCCGTTACCTTAGAGATCAAAGATTCGGGAGCTATCCCTCAAAAATTGATATCGGCCTCTTACCGGCAGTTTCAACTGGAGATTCGGGAGACTACTTCCGGGGCCACTCTTTTTTCAGGGTTTGTCCTGGAGCAGCTGGCAGAGTATAACTATTATGAAGAGTATCGCGCTGTGGAGTTTACCGCTTCCGGAGGCATCAAAGAGATGCAAAACGATGCGGTGGCCACGGAGTTTAAGACCTGGCGGGATATATTTGAAGATGCGGCCGATTCTACGGGAATTGCCCGGCCGGTCGATTTTATGACGAGGATTCGCGCGCAAAGCCAGGGAGCGAGCGATGCCATTCCCAACCTCCTCCGGGCAAAAGAATCTGGGCTGGTAGACAGCGAGGAGGCGAACCGGTTTGAGGCGATCAGCCAGTTTTGCCAACAGATGAACTGGCGGCTGGTTCAGCATAACGGGCGATGGGTGGTGGCCGATCTCTACGAATTGTGGGCTAATCCAACACAGGTGCGGCGATTTGTTGATGACGGTGCCGGTGGATATACTGTAGAAACCGAAAACCGCTTAATCACCCTGGACGATACCAATTCCATTAAGCGGCCATCAGGCAGAGGAGAGGAGGCGATTGGACGGATTGTGCTGCAGCGAGAACTAAGTGGCCGGGAAGACTGGAGTATTGAAGCCATTAATAATGTATCGCTGACCTACCCGCCAATTTATCCCACCCCAACCATTACCCGCACCAGTGGCCTGGCCCTTCCCGGCGATCGCATTGAAATCACCCTGTTCAACTTTCGCCTGCGGGCCAAAGAGACGCTTGCGGGAACCTCTGTTTCAGGGACGTTAAACGCCGTTTTAATCACCTTTGAATCCCTGGAAGGCGACCTGCTCTATTTTGATTACGACACCGGCGAATGGGTGGAGCAAGAGAGCTTCGGCTCGGTAGATTTTGATCTGCTTGCCGGAGCGGAGTTCAACTTTGACCTGTCGGCCGATATCGCCCCGGTGCCCGAAGGCATGGCCGGAACCATTACCATTCAGGCCCGCCTGGACATTGATTTCACCAGCGGAAGCAAAGACGATATCGATTCGCTGTTTATCCGGAATCTGCGTAGCAACTCGCTTCGCCTTCCGGATAATGAACTGCCGTCCTTCTATGAGCAAAGCGTGGCCACTTCGCTGGCCGGTGCCGGGAAAACCGAGGTGGTCAACTTCTGGCACGGGGAATCGGATGAGCGAACCGGCCTGCAGTTTATGCAGCGCTTTGACGCCCCGGAAGGATTTGCCCCGGTGGATTTTTGGAATGATGAAGGGGTGAATGAATTTTCGCGCCTGGGTGAAATGATTGCCCGCCGGCGGGCGGTGCTGCACATTGGCAATCGCTCTACGATTACCGTTTTGGTTCGCGAAAGCGTGGGTGTGGATATGCTCTCTGTGATTGATTTCGACGACGGGGAGGCCGTGCATCGATGCCTGCCGATTAGCGTGAAACGAAGCCTTCTTTCCGGCTTCACCGAGGTTCGCATGGCCCCGGCACCGAACGCCCAGTTTGTGTCCGATCGCGGGTACAGCTTTACCAAAATTGAGGATTCCGATTCCAAAGTCGGCACCCTGGCGAACCGTCCCTCCGGAGGAAGTACGTTCCTCACCGGCACCTTCTTTAACAATATGCTCAACCGTGCTCTTGGGTTCTCTCTGGATATCCGAACCACAGCAGCATTAAATGGGAGCGTCAGCGCGATTCCCATCGATACCCCCGCCGATGTGCTTGATGGGGATTCCATTACCGTGATTGACGGGATAACTCTTCGCCGGGTGGAATTTGTGGTGAATGGTGACCAGGCACAGACCGAATCGATTTTGGTACAGCCGACTCAGATCACCGGCACGTTTGCCGCCGGCAGTTATGTCTCTTTGGACTTTGCCCAGGTGAACGCCGGGATTCTGGCCAGCCGCTTTGCCTTTCAGATCTTTTCGAAGCTCAACGGTGTGGGTGTGCTTACCGATGATGTAAGCGGCATCCGGGCCACCCTGCCGGTGAACCTGTACACCACCGTTCGGGAGGGGCAGATGTTCTCGATACCCCTGACAGACCGGGAGGAGCCGATTTATGTATCGGTAACGCGGGAAAGCAGCTATACCGATGAGGATGAACAGGTATTCCCTGCCGGTGCTCAAGATCTGCCTATCCAACAGCAGGTGGTGAATGCCCCGGCCGGATCGGCCCTGGTGATTTCCGGGGTACAGCTTCAGAGTTATTTTCACGTCGACCCGGGCCGTATTCTTGGCAAGGTGACTAATGAGTTGAAGGGTGATGCGATCGGTACACTCAGCCAGCCACGATCGGGAGCGATTACCGACATCGCCCTGCACGAAATTCCCGCCGATGTGGAATTGTCGGCCGGGCAGGAGCTGCGGATTATTAACCGAAAGGGACGAAATGAAACCGTGGTGGTGGCCGCCGATCAGACGCTAACCGCTCCCACCGGCACGGTGACCATCCAGGCTAAAACGCTGGAACATGCGTACCCTGCAAATATTTCGGTAGTGAAAGAACCCAGTTACCAGCTGACTGGCAAGCTGAATATTACGGCTGGACGTACGGAGCTGAACCAGCAGGCGATTACGGATAACGGTACAGCCATTGCCGGAATCGTACTGGATGTGAGCGAACTGAATACCGCGCGTATAGCTATCGAGGCGGCTGTGGAGGATAATGAAGGGGCCATTGCCCAGGCTATCATCGATATGGAAGCCTACGCTGATGGTGAAATTGCAGCCGCAAGAGTCTCCATCCTGGCAGATGTGAGTAATGACATAAGTAGTGCAACAGCAGGGCTTGCATCAGAGGCGTATGTGGATGGTGAAATTGGCAGTGCGCAAACAATCATACTTAACCAGGTTGATAATGATATAAACACAGCCGTCTCTGGGTTGGCTTCCGAATCGTTTGTAAACGGAGAAATTGCCAGCGCAGAATCATCCATTTTCGCAATTGTGGATGATAACTATGTTGGGATCAATGTGTTTAACGACACAATCAATGGTGGGCTTATAACGATTACCGGGGATACGGTTTTTGAGAATGACGTTGAGATTCAGGGGAAATTAACTGTGACAGTTCTTGAAACAAAAATGGAAGTACAGGGCGCTATCTTTATACCAGATGATGCCAATCCGGATATTAAGATCTCGAAACTGAGAGGAATTGAATTTGATCAGAGATCGGGTACTTCCTACTCAAATGTAAGGTCAATAACGTGGGGAGCAATAGGTGGTACAAATCGGGCTGTAATTGCAAGCTTTTATGACGTGTCATCAGCTTCGTTGCAGTATCATCACTTTTACCTGGAAGGCCAAAGCAGAATGACTCTTAAAGCTCCTTCTCGAATAACGATAGATACCTTTCAAATGAATATTGGTGCCAGCAATATTTTTCTGGAAAACACTTCATTAATCGCAACTGGATCAAATAATTTAACAGTAGATATGAATCAAGGTGGAGCGTCAGGTGAACTTAGATTTCGGCTGAACTCTTCCAATGGTTGGAATATCAGTGGATTGCCAACATCAAATCCAGGAGGCTCTGGAAACGTCTGGTTGGATGGCAATAAATTGGCGGTCAGTTAACAGCCGTTTAAAATAGATGCAATACCATTTTCAAAATTTAATAATCCTTGTTCAACATTAATTAAATCCTCATGATCAAACATCAAAATATAAAAGCCATCATCTATGTCTGGTGCAGAATATTTTTTATTGATCTGAGAAGGATTTTCTGAATAATAAATAATGAAATTGTCACCTGATTTAATCGCTTCAGCACAATGCATCACATCAATTTTTTGAGTGTTACAACCTATTAATAGAAACGCTATAAATAAAATCAATTTCATAACTCAATATTAGAAGAAACCATGAAATTTACCATTTGGGAAAAAAATAATATTTCTGCATTACTCGACAGCATCCAAAAGGCACCGGAGAATGAGTTGGAACTACTCAAGAACCTTAGAGAAAAGTTTCAGATTGCCAAGAAAGAAATGAGTGATTGGGCATTGTATGACCAATTATGTAATAAAAAAAACCGGTCTGATGAGCAGGAAAAGGAGCTAATGCAAGCTGCAAAAAAAATGCACCAATGCGAGGTTGAAATCACCTTAGCAGCGGAGGAATTTGAATTTGTCCACAAAAAAATTATGGGGGGATCGGTTCACCTGCCATCCTCCAAAGAGCTTATTGATAACTCGATAAGGTTTAGGCAAAAAATCAAAAACGCAAAAGCAAAACTTGAGGAAATATAATGAACCCGGATATCACACGACTGACCCGAATGATCGACCTTCAGAAACGGCAAATTAGCCGCGAGGAACAGCGCATGGAAGAGTCGCAACTGAAGATCGACAACGCGAATCGCATGATTGATCACTACAATGAAAAAATTGAAGCGATCCAATCAGAATCTGAAACCGAAGAAACCGACTAACCATTGATTAAGCTCCCCGACATATCGATAGCCAGATCCGGTACCCAGCTGGTGGTTACGCTCGACAATTTTGAGGCGGGTGACACCTGGAATGTGTACCTGGGCGATGATTACATCAGCGGGTTTACCGAGCAGGTTCGCGGCCACGATCAGCCCAGCTATACCATAACGGGGCTGGATGCCGGTGCGAACTATATTCTACGGGTGAGCCTGAACAATGCCCCGATTGAGGACAGCCTCACGATTCTTTCAGATGATCCTGATGACACCCCGCCAACGATCACCTTTGAGGCGATCGCACCCACAACGGCCGCCGCAACGACCATCACAAAAACCGTGAGCTGGGGAGCAGATCTTGTGGATCTGCCAGCGGTGGTCATTGACGGGTTCATTGAGGAGTGGGAACCCAGCGGGCCACGAATATCCATTGGAGACAATCAGACACTATAATTATGGCACAGTTCACCGTATTACGAGAAGAAACCTTTGACGACATTCTGGCCTCCCTGGAATCCCTGAAAACGCAGGTAGAAGCCTGGCGCGATAAGGCGCAGGAATGGGCGGAAAATGACGAGGATGTAGCCGTTGAATCCGGGCAGTTTTCGGCCAAGCATCACGCCCTGAAAGCCGATGGCCACCGACTGGCTGCAGTAGCTGCGAAGCTCGCCGCCCAGGCCGCCCAGCTGGCCGCCGAAACCGAAGCCGGTGATGCGGATACCGCACGTATTGCCGCCGAAGCGGCCCAAACCGCCGCAGAGCTGGCCCAGGGAATCGCTGAGAGTGAAGCCGCTGATGCAACCACGGCGCGTATTGCCGCCGAGGCCGCCCAAAGTGCTGCAGAAGCTGCAGAAGCCGCCGCCGTAATTGCCAAGAATGATGCTGAAACCGCAAAGAACGAGGCTGTCACGGCGAAAAATGATGCAGAAGCGGCTGCCGGAATCGCCGTTCAGGGAATTCACGTCATTGGCCGGTTGGCAAACACGGGAGCCTTACCGGGCTCTCCCACTACAGGCGATGCCTACGTGATTGAAAACAGCGGCACCTCCCAGGATGAAATCCACGTATGGGACGGAGCGCAATGGATTGTGTTCAGCGTAGGATCAGGAACCTCCTGGGGGCAGATCGGCGGAACGCTGGCCGACCAGGTAGACCTAAAAAACGCCCTCGATGCGAAGTTGCCGGCAGCGGAGAAAGGCAGCGCAAACGGAGTGGCCGAACTCGATGGTTCGGGGAAGGTTCCAAGTACGCAGCTCCCCGCGTTTGTCGATGATGTGCTGGAGTTTGCTAATCTGGCCAGCTTTCCCGGTACCGGTGAAACCGGCAAATTATACACGGCCCTGGATACCAATAAGGTGTATCGCTGGGGTGGCTCTGCCTACATCGAAGTAAGCGAAAGCCTTGCCCTGGGTGAAACCTCCGGCTCGGCATACCGGGGCGATCGCGGAAAGACGGCGTATGATCATTCGCAGGAATCAGGGAATCCACATGGAACAACTGCAGCTCAGGTGGGGGCTGATACCAGCTCACAAGTGAATGACAAAGTGGAATCTGCAAAAAATGAAGAATCTACTACGCGAACATCAGGATTTACTCTCGCACTGGCAGATACAAACCGTGAAGATCGATTCACATCTGCAACGGCCCAAATGGTTACAATTCCAACTCATGCATCTGAAGCGTTCCCTAACGGATATTGGCGGGTAATCAGACAGGCCGGAGCTGGACAAATTACCGTTACAGGGGCATCGGGAGTTACTGTGAATGGAAACACAAAAACAGCCGATCAGCATACTGCAATTATGGTGAAGAAGATTTCAGACAATATTTGGGATTGTTATGGAGGTGTAGAATAATGAGCTTTGCAAGTCACATGATTGGGATATTATCACAAGCAAGCGATCCTATAACTTTTCAGGTGAACAGACATAAAGCATATGTTGACTCGTTTGCAGGCACCATTGATGATGAGTCTTATCTCCAGCAAGTGTATGAAATTGAATTTGACAATGGACGTTTTGGAAATCTCCGTCATATGGTAGATAAAAGGACAGGGTATCTTACATCTGGCTCTGATGTAAGCCATTGGTTCGATATTACACCAAATGAATTAACTGCAAATCAGAGCGCTGGTTCAAGACCTAATATTTCTAGTGAGGCATTAGAGTTTCGCTCTTCTGAATATTTTTCATTGGGTACACCTAGCCATATGGCATTTCTTAATGCATGCACACTTGAAGTATGGGTATCATTTTTTAATAATAGCAGAAGTCTTTTTGGGGTGTATGGCGCAGGTGATATTCAAGACACAAGTAATGGGTCTCGTTGTATAGGCGTTGACAGCGATACTTCAAATGGACCAGATCACTTTTTTTATATTAGTAATGGCTCGGCAAACAGTCAGCCAGGCAGAGTTAATACAGGGTTTTCTGCTAACCAATGGATTCATCTTGTAGGAACATATGATGGAACGAATGGTTCGGCTGCTTGTAAATTTTATGTCAACGGCTCTCTCAGCCAACAATTATCAGGAATAACATCTCCACTGCAAAACCGTGCTTGGTATATAGGCACATCAGGAAGAATGACAACAATGGATGGGCGTTTAGCCAGATGCTCTGCATGGGATAAGGTGCTTGCGCCATCTGAAATCACTGAATTATATAACTTTCAATCATCATATTTATCATGAAAAATTTATCATGCACTGTATTATTCTTTTTGTCATTAATTATTTCAGTTTCTGCACAATCATCAAAATCTGATAGCTTACTTAATGTAATAGAATCTACCACGGAGCAGCTTCGATTTGAGCTTTCCCAACAGTCAGGCCCTGCTGATCCTATCCGTGACCTGCAGGTCGGATTTATCTCTCCTGGTATTATTGATGTAACCTGGACACCTGCTGGCGCCGGAAAAATGGATCTGCAATACTTTGCTCCGGAAGCCCACACAGAGTGGCAACACTCCTTTGCGGCGTATTTGGACTCCATTGATGTGTCTGCCGGCAGAGCTGCTATTGGTGTGGGAGTGCATTCAACCTGGTTTGTACGTGCATCCCGCCCAGGGTGGGTGAGTGATTCAATTGAAGTGGAGCCTTGGAGTGAGCCTAAGCCGACAGAAGAAGTACTAGTTGGCTTCTGGGATAGCTGGAATGCTCCGCGAGAAATGGATATGTGGAAAGATTATGCTTCACGTATTGATAAAACTAAGAAAAATCTGATTGTTCAAATTGGAAATTTTCAAAATGGGTATTCAGATTCTCAAATACGGTCAAGAATTAGTACACGATTAGTAGAAGCTGATGTTCTATTTTACTTGATGGATGACGAACCTTTTCTTGGTTCTGGAAAGTTAAGCGAAGAATATTGGAATCACATTAATGACATTGTATCAGAATTTGACATTCCTTTCGGATGGAGCCTGTCAGATAACAAAGTGAATAACTTTGATTTCTACTCTGAACATGAAATGATTATTCCGATTAACACCTATCTTTTCTTTCAGCCTGAATACGGGGTTGATGTGGGCAGGCCGTGGGGTGGAATAAGAATTGAAACAGAAACAGAATTTCGGGAAGAAGCTGATCGGGTTTTTAATAACGCAAGAAAAAAACTACCAAACAGTAAATTCATTTTTGTTGCACAAGGATTCTCAGATAAAAATAAGTACCGAAAACCACCTGTTGAATCTGTGGAATGGACACATGACTATGTAAATGAAAATTCTGATATCATTGGTGTTTTATGGTATGAATGGGATGATCGCACTGGTACTGGATTAATGAGTATGCCAGATCTTTCGGAGAAAATATTTGAAATGCAGGATTGAATGATAATTAATGATAAATTAAAAGCATGTTGAAACGCGATTTAATAGCTCTTAATGGACAGTAAATAATTCTCATTTCATTTGTCCAAAATTCTCAAATCATTTTTCGCGTTATATTTACAACACAATTATCAAACAACTACGTTTAAAGGATAAAATTTTGATAACTTATCGACTCCGGCAATATCCCGGACTGTTTTATATCAGTCTTGGATGTTCA